ATCACACGTATTTGTCGTGCCAGAATCCAAGTCATCGTTGAATAACTTGATACTGATAACAGCGGCACCTGTCGGCACAGGTGCCAACATGACTGTATCACCAGCAGACAAGTCACCAGCCGCAAGAGCAATCGTGCCGCACGCGACACGCATACTTCCATGCAGTTGAGTTACTGGACTCATTGTTGGTGGACTCGCAACAAAATTTGAGGCGAGAGTTTGATTTACATTAGCCATTTCTCAATCCTCCTTATTCGTTACAAGCGATTTCAACGACTTTGTCTTCTTCCATTCGGGTTGCCCCAAAGGTCGCACAATAGAAAACTTGTGTGCTGTAAGACTTGTCTGCACGCTCGTCGATTTTCGCCATCACGTCTTTGCCGATAGCTAACTTCATACCATCTTGAGCAAATGCGTAGCATAGCCGCGATGGTGTTGAGTCAGTCGTCAATCGGTTTGACACTATGAATTTGAAACCGACAAAGGTATCGACGTCACCCTGAACGAGCGCACGCACAGTGTTAAAATCTGAGCTTGTGACAGAAGTCGTATTAAGCAAATCTTCAATCTGCTCTG